ATGGCAGTACAGTACACCGTCATCACCTATGACAGCGCAGGCGCACGCACCTCCTACGTGAGCGACGTGCTCGACATCGTCATCAGCAGGGCGGTCAACGGCGTGGACATGGCACGCATCACGGTGGGCGGCACGAGTGCATCGGTGCCGTACCTCGTGTACGGTGCCATCCTCGAGGTCTACCGTGAAGACCGTGACGCTGGCATCGCCTACTATAGGGAGTTCGCTGGCATCATGCGCATGATAGACACCGTCATCGCCGATGTCACCACCATCACGGTGCAGGCAGTAGGCTTTGCCGCACTGCTCGCCGACCGCATCGTGGCATGGAAAAGCGGTGTCGCCGATCGCAGTCAGTTTGTCAGCGTCGCCGCCGAAACGGTGCTGAAAACACTGTTCAACTACAACGTGGGGAGCAGTGCCACCACGGCGAACGGGCGACTCCTCAGCGGTGTGCTGACGGGGGCAACCACGGCCGCCACTGGGGGCAATGGCAATACGATTTCGCTGTCGGTGTCAGGGCAAAACCTCCTCACTGCCATGCAACGCGTGCAAGAGGTGGCAGGCGGTGACTTTGATTTGGTATTCACTGCGCCAGCGACGTACACCTACACGTGGTACACGGGGCAGCGGGGTACTGACCGCACTTCTACCGTCATCTTCAGCGTGGCCAATGGCACCATCGGCTCACTGCGCATCGTGGTCGACCGCATCGCCGACGCAACGGCCGCCATCGTAGCAGGGCAAGGCGAGGGGGCGACAAGGAGTTTTGTCATCCGCCCAGCCACAGCGCCGACGGGGCTCGATCTGCGTGAAGTGTGGGTCGACGCACGCAACCAAAGCACCACGAGTGAGTACACGGCGAGCGGTGATATCACCCTCGCAGAGGCCGAGCGTCAGCGCAGCCGCGTCGATGCGCGAATTCTGCAGAGCGAGGCACTGCGGTATGGACGGGATTATGTGCTTGGCGACCTCGTGAGCGTCTACACGGGGTCAACCACGCTGACCCGCAAAGTGCAGACCATTGGTATCCGCTATGCAAGTGACGGGAGTGAAAGCATCGATGTCGGACTCATTTCTCAGTGACTACCTGCGCACACGGTCACGCGTTGACCAGCTGGAGCGCATCGAGAGCGGAGGGGGTGGCAGTGCAGGCGCGGTGTATCTCACACTGACGCGCACAACGACCGTAGGTGTCGGCGGAGCAGGCGCGATCATCACGTGGCAAAGCGAAGACCGGGGTAATGGAATTTCGTGGTCGGGCTCGGTTATCACCATCCCCAGCAGTGGCTACTACCTCATCGATGTGGCAGGCAACTGGAACTCGGGTGGTGCTCAGACCTATGGCCGCCTCTACGTCAACGGCGTCATGGTCGAGCGCATGACCAATCACTACCAGGCTTCTATCGTTGAATTCCGCGTCATGGCCCTGCGCTTCTTCAGCGAGGGCGATGCGGTCGAGGTCCAACTGATTAACGGCGCTTTGCGCACTCTACTGGTCACTACGTATGACCTGCAGTCCAACTCTCCGTATCTCCATATCGTAAAGGTGGCCTGATATGTACTACCGGACATACGACATTGACACGCTGATGACGCTATATATCGACCGCTACGGCGCCGTCTACGCTGACATCGGCGATGCGCCATTCGAGGACGTGCCCAGCGCTGACGAGGCCATGGCCATGGTGCGGGATGAGCGCAAGCGCCGCCTTGAGCAGTGCGATTGGACGCAGCTCGGCGACGTGCCGCTGTTGCCGGCACAGGTGACACAGTGGCGCATCTACCGCCAAGCACTGCGCGATATGACGCAGGGCTTTGCATGGAACATCACGACGTGGCCAGTGCCGCCAGCGTCGCCAGATATGTGATATACTACATGCATGGCTGACCTCCTTGTTGCGGAACGAATACATCAGCCACCTATCTCCGCCACCGCGCCGCCCAGCATCGGGCGGCGTTGTGGTATACTAGTGACGTGCCGGGTTGTCGCCCTTCGCTAAACATATCTTCAACTCGGCACAAAACTATGCTATACTGATGTCGGACATCTGGACCCAAACCCCGAACCTCGATCTCCTCACACGCAGCACACCGAGCCCCTACATATCACTATGTAGGGGCTCGGTGTTGGTATTTTGGTTGACCCCTGGGCTATACATCACCCCTTTCGGTAGGCAATGCCGCTCAAGAACTCACCGCTGTGGGGCGGGATTGATACGATTATAGCACGATTCCAAAACTCGCCCAAAACTCGTTGAAAATTGGCCTAAATTGCTCTTGACAGGATATCTATATAGATATATACTATGTACATAAGGTTCAGATGAACCGAAGGAGATTGAAGACATGAGCAAGCACATCATTTCACAGGACACCCCAGTCGCACAGCTCGAGCAGATGGTATACGACGCACTCACCGAAATCAACGAGAGCATGACCAACGTAATTGAATGCGATTCCATGGGCAACCTGTACGACATGGTCATGAGCGGTTTCACCGTGTACGATGAGGACGTGGTTACGGTTGAGATGGTCAAGCGCATTCGTGAGGAGTGGGTATCAGACATGAAGGAAATCGAGCAATTCGAGCAATTCGACTCGACCGAAGTCACCGAGGCCCCCGCCACCGAAATCGTCGCCGAGCAGGTCGACGGCGTCCGCTGTGGTGAGTGCGGCGCTGACGTCAGTGACACTAAGGACGGCTGGTGCGAGTGCCTTGACGTCGCCACGACTGACGACCACAGCATGCGACGTACATATGGCGATGACTACGGCAAGCCCATCGCATCCGTCGCAGACCTCCGCGCATATCTGGCCTAGGAGATCACAGTACAATCCCAGCGCCGTCACATCGGCGGCGCTCAACACCAATAGGAGATTGGTATGAGCAAAATTATTCAGATGGAGCGCGCGATTCTCAACCCCCACGCCGACCCGTCGCTGTGGGTCGCAGGCTACGCAGGCATGTGGCAGACCCCAGAGGACGTCTTCGTCCTGCAGTGTCGTCAAGTATCTGGCAGTCCACTCATCTCACCGAAAGTCGACCCCACACCAATCCTGTGCGCACTGTGGGTATACACTCCCAGCGGCATGGAGAGCATCGCCACGTGGTGGGGCCCTGTCGACTGCATCGCCAACGAGATTTCAGCCCTGATGCAGCAGGAGGTTGCCCTAACATGGCAGAGCTAGACCGACAGTATGCCGAGCAGATCGCATGGCTCATCCAGTGGCGCCAGCGATGCGATGAGCTGATTGAGAGTGGCCAGGTATCACCCAAGGAGTTTGTGAAGGTCGAGGCGGAGGTGCTGGACGAGATTCGCCGACTGCGTGACCTGCGTCGGCACCGCATCGCAGAGATGATGGAGGCAAAGCGTGATTGATGGCTTGATTGTGGTCGGGACCGTGGTGGCGTTCGCAGCAGTGTGTTATCTGATTGACAAAGCGAGGGGACGGATATGATGCAGCATACGTATCGGATGTGGCTGGGTGAGCTGGAGATGACGGTACACGTGGTACAGCTCGAGGACGCAATGCCCAGCTTGGTGTGGATGACCGCACGGCCCGTCATCGTGCGAGCGACGGTAGAGGTCAGTGACCCCAGTGCTGGAAGCGGTGCAGTCCGCGTGGTGCACATGCAGGACTATGCGGTTGATGTGTGGGACTGCGGGACTACCCTAGCCATCGCCGAGAAAATTAGCGTAAAAACCATGATGGGCAGTATGCAGCAGATCGAGCCCGTTATCAGTGGAGAGGAGTGGTAGTATGGAGATTAATCTCGATCGTAGCGTCTACACCGCCGATGATAGCCCGATGCAGTGGGTCGACCATGCGCTGACCCAGTCGCCCACGGGAGAGGTGCATTCGCTCGATGTGTATGCTGACGGTTTCATCGTCGGGGTGTACGACTGGACAGAACAGGGGGCAACGCAGGAGGCAATTCGCAAAATCGAGATAAGCATTGAGCGGTACACCGCAGCCCTCAAAGCACTGAAAGGGGAGTGGTAGGATGGAGATTGGTATTGCACTCGTGGTCATGCTCATCATCTGCATGGTGGCGCTGACCATTGTCCAAGCCCTGGCATGGTACGAGCGCTATAGCGCACGGTGGCACCATGAGATGATGCTGGAGAGCTACGCCGATGGCTGGGACGCGGCCTGCAAGGCAATCAAAGAGCAGGTGGAAGGGGAGGAAAAACGATGACGACATTCCAACAGATTACCCAGCTCCTCGAGGAGCGCAACCGCCTCAACCGCCAGATGGACTACATCACCGAACCAGCTGTCCGCAAGGCATACATCAAGCGCCTTGCCCAGCTCGAAGCGATGCTCACCAAGCTGCGGGGTGACCGCAATGCCTCGTAAAACGATTAGCGGTAGAGGTGCCCAGAAACTGCTCATCACCATCTACCCTGATGATGCTGAGCGACTGGAGGAGATGCGCCGCACGATGGCGCAGGAGCTCGGACGACACGTGGCCTATGCGGAGGTGATCCGCACGATTATCAGCAATGCGCATAAGGAGATGAAGGACGATGAGTAACGATTTTTCACTTGCTGGATACCAGCCCGAGAGTTATGACGACGCCGCTGAGCGCTACCCGCTCATCTACTGGCTCAACTCGACCAAGCTCGGCGGCGTGGTCGGCGCATGGCACACCTCGAGCTTTGCGTCGATGCCTGAGGGGTGGGAGCAGGTCGAGCGGTTCGACAACGAGGAAGTGGCCTTTGAGACGCGCTACCTCACCTTCGTGCCACTCCGCCAGCGTATGCAGTGGTATCTGTCACTGGATGACGGCTCAACCAAGGCCATCCCGCACTACATGGACGCCGTGGCGGCCAAGACGTACCTCGCCAAGCACGGTGAGACTCGGCAGTACGCTGGGGTGCGGAGCACCACCCAAGTGCTGGCCATGGTCAAGGGCATTGCCGAGCCCGTGGTCATCCAAGCCAAGGGCCTCGTAGCGATGAAGCTCTTCAAGCGCCCAACCAAGCGCAGCGGTGGCGGCGAGGTGTACCTCTGGATCAATGCGTGTACGTCGCTGGCGAACCAAACCAAGAAGGGCCCTGACCCCATCCCGCACTTCGCCTTCTGGGCAACGCTGGTAACCCCGCTCACGGCCAAGGGCAAGCCCGTCACGACCGAGGTGTCACAGGGTGCCGTCGTGGTCTACCCTCAGCTCCACAACGAGCCATCGAAGGTGACGCGGGAAGAACTCGTTCGCCAATTCATTGGCCGCGACCTGCTCCAGCTCGCACATGCAATGTACCTCGACGGTGAGGCGTGGGCTAGTGAGCCCGCACGGGATGACTTCGCTATCGGTGCTGATGCCCAGCCCGCGGCCCAGCCCGCGGCCCAGCCCGCGGCACAGCCCATCGAGGACGACGACGCCACGCCGATGCCGTTCTAGGATGAAACACCGCGCCCCACTTGGCCAGAGCTGGGTGGGGCGCATGAAGGGAGATTGAGATGGAACTTTGGGATTTACTTGCGATGCACAAAATCGAGCGTGCTACAGTGTGCGCACATATGACCGACTATGAGTACCTGATGCTGCTAAAGCAGCGAAACGAAGTTGAATATTTTTTTAGGCAGCCTGCTCCGGACTGGCTACTCGGCGATGTCGAGCCTGTCGACAGTATGGGTATGAAAATCTTTAGCCAAGAGTACAAGGTTGTGTACCTGACCGACCGATCGGGGTGGATGTACGTTCCAGACGCTGGTTGTGACTGTGGGCGTGTCGAGCTGCCGGTCAGTGAGGTCTACAACTCAAAGCACACGAAGCCAAGTAGAGCCCACTTCAATTTTTGGATGCATCACTATGAGTGACAAAGCACCGCGCCCCACTTGGCCAGAGCTGGGTGGGGGCGCATGAAGGGAGATTGAGATGAAGCAGATGGACCAGGTTTTTACCTACAAAGCGCCGTTGACAGAAAAGGCCATGCTGGTACTGCACATTAAAGGGGAGCGGATATGGCACCACAACTTTGCGGTGCATGACCGATTTGGGATTGATGTGCACGTGGAGATTGTCATTGATGGACACTGTGCGACCGTGGAGCGACTGACGACATATCGCGATGGACGGTGGGAGGAAGGCTTAGCGTATCAAGTCGCTGATGAGTACATTCAGCGCATGAAGTCGCGTGCGACGATGATTGGATAGAGGAGGTTGAGTATGGACAATCCACTCGAGAAACTGCATAGATATACACTGACTATGCCGATTCAGCCAGGAATTGATTTGGTGATGTACATGGGGGCTGATGAAATTCGACACCGCAATTGGTTTCGATACCGACTGTACCTCGTGGTGGTTCGAGCCGAGGTGGTGCATGGTGGCCATACGATACAGGTGGAAAAATTTGAGGTGAATGTGACTACGCGCTGGACTGCACATACTGCGATGCAAATCGCAGAGGAGTACGTAGCGAGTATGCGCAAGCAGATGACCATAGTAGTATCAGACTAAACACCGCGCCCCACTTGGCCAGAGCTGGGTGGGGCGCAGAAAAGGAGATTGAGTATGGCAAGGAGACCACCACAAAAATCCAAAAAGTCACTGCCCACGCCAGGCAAGATGACGGATACACGGCCGCCAGATGTCGGGTTCAAGGTGCTCAAGCTGGGAGACCCCAGCACACCGATGACAGACGAAGACCGTTTCTTCGATGCGCTTGGCCGTGCTGGCGTCATGTACGGCGTGCCAGTGTGGTATGAGATGCACCACACCGTGATGAATCGAACGCTCGAGGATCACGACGCGCCAGATGTGTATGTGCCGATTTTTTACGCGGGATATAACGACACTCAGGAGGAGGAAGGCGTGCAGCTTGTCGCATGCTTCAGTCGATACCTCTCACTAGCAATGATGCACACCATGCTCTGGCAGAAAAATGTGCGCTTCATCGTCATCCGTGAAGGGGCAGTGCGCCCTATTATTCGTTCCGCCATCGCTGCGTGGAGCATGCTCCCGGAGCGCAAGTTTCAGGTGATGCTCTATGACGACTATACCGCAGAAAAAGCCCATCACCATACACCAGTCCCAGGTTAACCTGGCGTATGCGGCACTGTATCTGTGTCAAGACCTCATGCCGACCCATGACATTGAACTCCCAGAGGAGTGGGTGCCAGTCCTCGCATGGAAGCGCTACACTGGAGGGCGGCGCAGTAAGCGCGACGACTATCCAGAGGAGTGGAGCGTAAAGGGGCTGCCACGCTGGACGGTGATGTATGAAAGCCGATTCACACTCGACCGTATCATGGCTAACGTGTGGCTCATGTACTCGCCAAAACTCGACGAGCACTACACCTCAGTGTCAATCTGGTTCCAGGAGTTTATGCCGCATGTATCACGGAGCTACTATATGGATGGCGACGCCGTCGATGTGGGCAAGGACGACGTTCAGCGGATTATCACGGCACACGTCGCCTACATGTATGCAGAGTATGTGAGAGTGCGTCCACGAATGCGGACGCTAGATATACCAAAAGAAGATTGAGTATGGCAAGGCACAAAGCGACAGTCACCTGCCCGAGATGTGATGCGACGCACATGCACATCGAAGAGGTACACTTGGACGTCCAGCGTTTTTCTGCATACAGCACCGTCGCCGCTGTAGCTGTGACTACGTATCCCCTCGGACCGCACCGCGCCTATGCGGTGATGGAGTGCACCGCATGCCAGTGCCAGACGGCGATATCATGCCGCCTCAGCAGTGAGCAGCAGAGCGGCATTGACGTGGAGTCCCAGTGGTTTGTATCAGGTGTAACCCGTACTCGACACATCGCACACGTCGATTGCCCACGATGCAGAAGCGGTGCGGTCAGAGTGGTTGGCGTCGATGCGATGGCCAATCGGGAGGTGCATTGGGACCTCAGTGACCGCCTTGTGGTCGGCACTGTACCCTACGATGGCCAGCATGTCAGCGTGTACTTCGAGTGCGCTGAGTGCAGCATGAGCGGCACGGTTTTTGTCATCCGCATGGCGCCGACGCTTGACGGCGTGACGATCACTGTAGAGCTGGAGAAAAAACGATGAGGCACGGATATACGAGAGTAAGCGAGGGAGTGTGGCACGGCGTGGAATATGATGAGCCCGTCGAGCTGCGAGAACATGACTTCACCCACTATGGTCCGGTCTATGCGCTGTACGTGCGAGGCAAGTGCATCGCTCCTCGTGTACAAAGCGCGGGCGAAGCGTGGATTTATGTCTACCGCTACCTCAACACCGCCATCACAGCGACTGCAGAGCGGGTCGAGCGGCGCTTGCCTGTGTCGCTCCACCGAGATGACACACGGCCCCGCTACCGCACCGTGCTTGGAGAGCTGGCAGTGTATCGCACCGAGTGCGGGGAGTTTTTCTGCTATCAGGACGAGCAGGTCGACGAGGAGTGCCGGGAAAATCACCACTACGACTGTAGCTGTGAACGGATATTCCAGGACACTGTGAGTGTCTCGCGAAGCATGCCCGGGTATTATGAGGCGCTGCGTGAGATATATCGCGCCAGCGAGGCAGAGCCCGGCGTTGCGCATCTGCAGAGCGTCATGGGCAAGGTAGGCATCGTAGAGTAAGCACCGCGCCCCACTTGGCCAGAGCTGGGTGGGGTGCACGAAGGGAGATTGAGTATGGAGTGGCATCGATTTGAGATTGCCTACCTCACCGTTCCGCACGACATCATGGGATTCGTCTATATCCGCATCGAGATGCAGTTAGATGGGAAGCTCATTGCGGTGACAGGGAAGTCGCACTGCTATCACTACCCAAAAGCCGCAGGATACCGCGCATGGATGTATCCGACCATTGAGCAAGCGCGGGAGGCAGTGCAGCAGTGGCCAGAGTCGCTGATTCGGCTATGCCTCGAGAGCGTTGACACTATCTACGATCTCAACGAGGTGGCAGCACATAACCGCGAGATTGCACACCGGCAGTTTATGGAGGGATACAATCTGTATCAAGCGGTGCTGTTCGACTAAGCACCGCGCCCCACTTGGCATCAGCTGGGTGGGGCATTGTGTTGTCTAAGCATTGTATGGTATGGTATAATCTACCTACATTGTTTATGGGAGGGCATATGCCACAGCGAAGCGATAAGACCACAGCTAGCATGGTCAATACTGGGCTTTATCTGCCCCAAGCACTGATTGATGCACTAAACCGCATGGCCGACAAGAAGGGGATGAGCCGCAATGCGCTGATTACCCAGCTCCTCACCAAGGCGGCCAAGAAGTACATCCAGGAGGTGCGGGGATGAAAACCAAGTGGATCATGAAGACCAGCTACATCACACTGTCGGACGACGCGGGACAGCTCATGCACTGCCCAGCATGTGGCTATAGCTACACAAGCCATGAACGCGTCGATGTGTACCAGCGGGACAGCGAAGATTCGGCGACTGGCATACATGTCAGCGTCCACGAAACCGACGTAGACATCGACCGTGTTATGGGCTTCAATCCCAGCGACCGTCGCAATGGTATCCGCATTTACTTCTCATGCGAGGGATGTGGCGAAGACCATCCGGGATTTTCGATTACTATGGTGCAGCACAAGGGGCGCACGTTTTTCGAGGCGCAGTACTACGTAGAGGACAAGTCATGAACTTTGACGACCTCAAACAGCAAAAACGATGGGTGTGCTACTACACGGTTGAAAACAAAAAACCGATGGATGCACGTCGAGGAACTGACGCCAAGAGTACCGACCCGTCGACATGGTCAACGTATGACGAGGCCGTGGCAGGTGCAAAGCGCTTCCGCTTTGCTGGCGTGGGATTCGTTGTGCATGACGACGACGATATCTGTGGTATTGACCTCGACGAGTGCTTGACGCCAGTCACCACGGAAGACGGGGAGGCTGCATTTAAGCGCAGTGCCTTCGCATCGCACATCATGTCGCTGGCGCCCAGTTACACCGAGCTGAGCCCTGGTGGTGATGGCCTGCACATCATTGGCTTTGGCCAGATGCACCGTGGCGTCAACACCAAGATTAAGGGTGACAAGGTCGAGCAATACGCCACGGGGCGCTACTTCACCTACACTGGAAATCACATCGAAGGAACGCCCACCGAGTTCGCCAGCATCCAAGACGCCATCAACGAAATCTACGATCTCATCGAGGACGAGAAAACAAAGTCATTCTCCAAGCTTGCCAGCATCGCCATTCCGTCAACATCGTCCGATGATGAGCACCTCGCCTTCGTGTATCAGACCTGGGTCGACCGTGCCGTCGATATGATGCGCAATGCCTACGTCGGCAACCGCCACACCACCAGAGTCAAAGCAGGGCGCTTGCTCGGTGGAGCGTTGGCCGCATTGCGTGGTGCTGGATATCCTACCATGTCCGATGATGAGGCGATCCGTATGCTGTACGACGTGTTGGAGCCTGACCAAGGTGAGCAACGGGTCGAGTGGCGTGCCATCGAAGATGGGCTCAACTATGGCCTCACTGCACCGCTGGAGATATGGGAGCGACGGAAGCCCATTGAACCGCCGCCGCCCATGACGGTGCCGACCACGTCGCCAGCGATTGAGATTGACGTGCCAGCAGAAAAACGCGAATACCATTTGACCGACCTCGGCAATGGCCAGCGCATGGTCGACGCCACCAGTGGACGGCTCTGCTACGTCGACGCATGGAAGCAATGGCTTGTATGGGACGGACACCGCTGGGCACGAGGTGAGGACGCCGGGGTGTCAATGCTGGCGCACAAGGTCGCGCTCAGTATCTACGATGACATCTCCAGTCAGCCCGATGACAAGCGCAAGGACTTCGTCAAGTGGGCCATGGCCTCGGAATCGTCCCAGCGCATCGACGCCATGATTAAGACCGCACGGCCATACCTCACCAAGTCGCACAGCCTCTTCGATACCCATGCGCATCTGCTCACCGTCACCAATGGCACGCTCAATCTGCGCAATGGCCAGCTCCGTGAGGCATCGGCTGCCGACATGCTCACCAAGATGGTGCCCATCGCCTACGATGCCACTGCCAAATGCCCCAAGTGGACGGCGTTTCTCCGAAAGATATTCGACGGCAACGGTGATCTGATTGAGTTCATCCAGCGCGCCGTCGGTTATGCGCTCACAGGGAGCGTTGACGAGCATTGTCTATTCTTTCTGTACGGCACTGGCGCCAACGGCAAATCGACGTTCCTCGAGGTCTTGCGCATGTTGATGGGTGAGTACTACGTGACCACCAGCATTGAGGCAATGCTAGCACTTGATGCGCACGGTGGAGGTGCGACGCCCTACGTGGCCGCCATGGCAGGAATGCGCATGGCCATGGCCAGTGAGATGCCAGAGGGGCGGCGCTTCAATGAGTCACTCATCAAGGACATTACCGGCGGTGGCACTATCAGCGCACGGCACCTGTACGGCGCGCCGTTTGAGTTCCAGCCCAGTCACACGATGTGGATCAGTGGCAACCACAAGCCACGCATCACTGGCACTGATGAGGGCATCTGGCGACGCATCCGCATGGTGCCATTCACCGTGACCATTCCCGAGCATGAGCGCCGCCCCATGACAGAAATCCTCGAGGAGTTCCGTGCCGAGTTGCCAGGTATTTTGGCGTGGGCAGTCAACGGCGCTATTGCATGGTACGACTGGGGACTGCCTCGCTCCGAGACCATCGAGAAGGCAACGATGGAATATCGAGGCGAGGAGGACATCGTGGCCCGCTTCATTGCAGAAGAGTGCGTCATGGCCAAAGATGCCAGCATCGTCAAGCACAAGCTCTTTTCTGCATGGCAGGAGTGGACGGAGCATGAAAGCGAAAAGGCGGCGTCGAACTGGTCCCAGCGTCGCTTTACCGAACAGCTCAAGCGGAAAAACATAGAGCTGGGCGGCATGGGGCGTATGTTGTACATCGGAATTACCCTTCGTTCAGATCGTGAAGCGGATAAGTAGTGCGCATTTAGTGCGCAAGTGCGCATTTCTACTCTATTTTCCAAAAGTAACTACACGAAGGGAAAATAAGAGAAAAGAGTTGAAATTACATCGAAGATGCGCACTTGCGCACTATCCGCACTATGAGTAAAACCGCCATCGCCACCGTATAAAAAAATTGGAGGAGATCATGACCGAGCATTGCCTTTGTTGCCGCACACGGCTCGACACCGCTACACCCTATCCCCAGCTCTGCGTTGCCTGCAGGGCCACGGGCACGGAGTTGGCCATGCGCCGCATTAGTTCCGACATTGACCTCCTGGCCAGGGCATGGGGTGCCAAGGTGGCCGCACTGGGCCCCGCAGAGCAAGACCGCTTTGAGAAGATGCTGATAGCGTGGGACGAGGCATCGACCTCGCCAGCACCGTACGCCACGTATCGCACGCGGATCAATGTCTTCCGCAAGCGCCTCGACGCCACCATCGACGTGGGCGATGCCTTCGCCGATGCGGTGCTGACGTGGTGGCAGTGCATGCAGCGCCATGCCGACCGCGACGTACTGCGCCAGCACATCACATTCACGGAGCATGCAGGACAGCGAGGGCTTGAGCTATGACAGAGCAGAAACGAAAGCGCGTCAATTGGTCACCTGAAGCAATGGCCACACTCAAGCGCATGGCCACAACCCAGCCCGTCGCCGCCATCGCCAAGCACTTCGACACCACCGAGCGGGCCGTGCGTCGTCAGATTGGCAGGATGGGCATCACTCTGCAGGGCATACAACGACCGACCATCAAGCGACGCACGGTGCACCATCCACCACGGCGCTGGACACCGCAGGAAGAGCAATTCGTGGCCGCGCATTACGGCACGATGCCCACGCGAAAAATTGCGCAGCGCCTCAAGCGCTCATTTGCATCGGTGTGGGGCAAGGCGTACAAGCTTCAGGCTCATGAGGAGCTCCGCCACGATGCAGAGATGATGATGACCAGCACCGACGTGGCCGAGTTCCTTGGTGTCACCAAGCACACCGTCGGCACATGGTGGAAAGACAACGGGTTGCCATACCACGTACGAGGCAAGATGTACCTCGCCTACGAATCGGAAATTCTCGAGTGGCTTCGCACCGATGCCAACGTCTTGCGCCTTACTCGCGATGCGATCGAGCCGCGTCTTCAGCGCCTCTACGATGCAGTGCGGCGTGAGCACTACACACTCGATGAGCTTAATGCGATTGACGTGCCAGCACTGATGCCACGCCAATGGAAGTGGGGAGAAGCGCAAGGGTGCGGCGCGTCACCACCCAAGGCTATCATCATTGGACGCAACGGCGGTGGCAACAAGGGTGCCAGTCGCCAGTTACGCGTCGTCTACTACCGCAAGGACGAAGTCAGGGCATGGGCCTACGCATGGGCGCATGTCATCCCCGAGAGTGTCAAGCACCCCGACATTGCCGACGTAGTGCTGGCGTGGCAGTCGCGCTACGTGCTCAATGCCGAGCTGCACACATTTTTCTTGCAGGGCACGGTGAGCAAGTGGCGCGCATCGAAGGACTTCCCCCGCCAAGCACGGTTTCGCATGTACTACGATCGCCTCGAGGTGGTGGCATGGTGCAAGGCCAACGGCCACGCCGACATCGCTCGAGCACTGTACCGCGGCGTCCCACTGTGCTATGATGAGGTCATACGAGAGAGGGAACGCCGAAGCGGTCTCACTCGACGATGAGGGGCGGGTCAAGGCGACGGATCGGCGTATGATTGAACGTGTTCCAGGTGGGTTCGATTCCCATCCGCTCCACCACTACAAAGGACAGGCCATGCGTAGAGCTGCCAAGATTGACACAACACATCGCCCTATCGTCGAGGCATTGCGTGCGGTTGGTGCCAGCGTCATCGACCTGGCCACGGTCGGCCACGGGTGCCCCGATATCCTCGTGGGCTACCGTGGTGATACGTGGCTCGTCGAGGTCAAGGGCCCCAAGACTAAGCTGAGTGAGAGCCAAGTCAAATTGCATGCCGCATGGCGGGGCAAGGCCATTGCCGTGGTCCGCACGGTAGACGAGGCTTTGGCACTGATTGGGGCAGTGCCGTGACACTACGCTGGCGCCGTGAGATCGGGCGCTACCCCGTCAGCCTGTATGTGATACCGCCGTCGATGCGCTACATCCTCGTCCGTGAGATGCCTGGCGATGCGGACGACGAGGTGATAGCGCACGGCAGGGCACTGCCAGGCATGACGGCAACGGATATACTGAGATGGGTCGCCGATGAGCTGAGGGAGATTGCTGATGAGCTGGAGGAAACCGATGCAATGGACGTATAGTAACACCGCCATCGCCACACTGTTCTGCTGTGCCGTGGTGCTGGTGATTTTCGTGACGACAGTGGGGAGCATCGTTGCACGCTACTGGGGAAGCGACGATGATTGAGATGAGTGACGTGGACGAGATGAAAGCGCAAATTGAGTTACTCTATGATTTTCGTATGGCGTATCACGCGCTCCTGGTGAGTGAGTGGGCACGGCAAGGACTGTACGACGTGCACAAGTCATACCGCCACCACAATGGAGAACAGTGTTTCGGTGATGATGATTGGTTTATCGTGGTTGCCATGCTGCCAACGGGGCAGGTGTCCAATCACTATCATAAGGACCATTGGCAGTTGTTTCAGTGCCCCGAGGTGCCACTTGCCAAATACCCATTCGATTGGCATACACCACAAGATGCAGTTCAGCGGTTGATTGCATTGAGTCTAGCCCATGATTGAGATTTTCTTCGCACTGCTCTGCATGGGCGGCGTGTGCCACCCTGAGTATATGACCCTGTCCCACGAGGCCGCCGCCGTGGCGAGCTGTGAGAGCGGCGACACCGTGACGCTGGGCTCACTGAATTGGCGTGCTACCAACATCAACACTGACGGCACGATCGACACCGGTGCGTTTCAGTTCAATAGCCATTGGATATGGAACGCCGATGACCGCTGGATGATGCGCCGCATTGCCCAGCGCTTGGCCATGTCGAGCGATGCCGTACTGAGTGCATGGCCACGTGCTGGCGATGCGCCGCCAGCGGTGCAGCTCGCCGCATTCGAAGTGGTATGGGATGAGGGCAACGGGTGGCAGCATTGGGCGGCGTCACGGCCATGCTGGGAGAAGTGGATAGACATTGAGGAGATTGAGTGATGATTCTGAATGACCGACAGATTACGAGCCTCGCCGCCGACGGCATGATCACCCCGTTGGCGCTGGGCATCAAGCGGCCGAACACCATCAGCTACGGGGTCACCTCGTTCGGCTACGACATGCGCGTGGCTGATGAGTGGACGCACTACGTGGGCGAGTTCTCGACGCTGGACCCCAAGCGCATCGACACACAGCGCACCGTGTCGCATCGTGCGGATGCCATCACCATGATGCCCGGCGACTTCGTACTGTGTCGGAGCGTCGAGCACTTTGTCATCCCCGATGATGTCATGGTGACGGTGCTGGGCAAGTCAACGTACGCACGCTGTGGCATCATCGTCAACGTGACACCGCTCGAGCCGGGGTGGACGGGATATGTCACCATCGAGCTGAGCAACACCAACACCGTACCCGTCGTGGTCTACGCCAACGAGGGCATCGCACAGTGCATCTTCCACCGTGGTGAGCGGCCTGCCATCACGTATGCAGAGAAGGGCGGCAAGTACCAGCACCAAGTCGGCGTGGTCCTGCCGATGGTGGACTGATGGGCGACTACAGCCTGCGCACGATCCGCCAGCAATTCCGAGAGCAAGGGCTTTTCTACACACCGCCAGAACTCGCTAAAATGGTGTCGGAGCTCCTCCCCACTAAGCCGTCCGCCGTGTATGACCCAACGTGTGGTCGGGGCTCACTCCTCGCCATCTTTGACGACGACGTTGCCAAGTACGGTCAAGACGTTGACGAGACAGCGGTTGGCGATGCTGGCAAGTTACTCACCAACTTTCACGGCGCTGTCGGCGATGTGCTGGCAGCGCCAGCGTTTATCGATATGCGCTTCGATGCCATCGTAGCCAATCCCCCATTCAGCATCAAGTGGCACGGCAAGGCGGATGGGTACTTCGCTTTTGCGCCGACCGTGCCGAGCCCAAGCAAAGCCGACTTTGCCTTTCTCCTGCATATCCTATGGATGCTGTCCGATGATGGCACGGCCGTGGTCATCAACTCGCCAGGCATCGGCTATCGTGGCGGACGAGAAGCAACGCTGCGCCGCTGGATGATAGAGCAAAACGTCATCGACCAAGTAATTCACATTCCGGGCAATACGTTCACTGACACCGCCATTGCCACGCTGTGCCTAGTGCTGAAAAAGCAACGTGATACAACGGACATCACTTTTGTTGACCGTGAGCACAACATCACTCGCACGGTCAGCCGTGATGAAATCGAGCACATGGATTGGTCACTGTCGGTGAATCGCTACATCGCACCGCCAGTCGAGGAGCGGCCGCAGGTCGACCCGTGGCAACTCGAGCAAATGGCACGAAGCGCCGCCATTCATCGCATTGTCTGTGAGCTCAAGACCAGCCACCTGATCAGCCAAATTGCAGGCTGGGACTTTGAGGAGTTTGCCAGAGAAGTGCATGCCGCTGTCGATGAGTGCGTGGATAGCATTAAGCGTATTTGACGCACTCCGTACAATAGAAGTAGGAGGCAACGTCATGACCAAGTTTCGCCACGACTTCCGCCACTGGCCAAGCGCCGCACTGCTTCGTGCGCATCTCGCACAGTACCCGCCCAGCATCGCATCGTGGGCCAAGGGCGTCACCCTGCACCATACATGGAAGCCACGCCGACAGGATTGGCGTGGCCTTCGCACGATGCAGGGCATCAAGCGCTACTACGAGGGGCTCGGCTGGGATGCCGGGCCGCACCTCTTCATTGCGCATGGCTCACCCGATCCAGCGCATGACGGCATCTGGCAGATGACAGCACTCAATGAGAAGGGCATCCATGCGGGCTACCCCGCCAACGCCCAGCATTGGGGCATTGAGGTGGTCGGCAACTACGACACCGAGCCATGGCCATGGGCACTGCATGACCTCGTGAGAGACACCACGCTGGCACTGCTCGATTGGCGTGGCCTCGCTGTCAGCGCTGGCACACTGAAAGGGCATCGTGAGTGGGGCAGCCCCAAGACCTGCCCGGGCAAGGCCATTGATATGAACATCATCCGCACGCAGTTCGCACAAGCACAGGCGAGGGAGCAATGACCGAAAGTGTAGAGGTCAAGCTGGCACGGCTTGAGGAGAAAATCGACCAAGTGTTGAGGCGCCTCGAAAACGGTGACCGGCAATTCCGTGAGATGGATAACCGGGTCGCACACCTCGAGCAACAAATCAACCGACTGTGGGGTGGCCTTGCCCTGGCGACGGTCATCATCCCGCTGATTATCCGTTACATGATGGGAGGCTAAGTATGGCCAAAGAATGGTACAAATCAAAGACGCTGTGGGTCAACGTCTTGACCCTGCTGGCACTCATCCTCGGCACCGTGGCACAGTGGCCAGAGCTGCAAAGCATCGCACCGCAGTTACTCGGCGCGCTCAGCGTGGTCAACATCGTGCTGCGCTTCATCACTGATACAAAGCTGGTGTAGCCATGGCGCCACGCAAGCCAAAAGCCGAGCGTGAAGTGCTGATGATTCGCTTGCCCGAAGTCATCGACGCCATTGCCGAGCTGGGAGTGATCCGCCATGCGTGCGAGGCCATGGGCTTTGAGCGCAAAGCCTTGTACCGACTAATGGGGTCTGACCCCGTCGTTGCCGATGCGGTGCGCGATGCAGTAGAGCGTGGCAGAGAGAAGCGGCGCGACTACCTCGAGAGCATTGCGTATCAGATGGCGCCGGACAACCCGGTCATGGTGATGTTCCTCCTCAAGCGGGAGGACCCCAGCTACAGAGAAAGCTACAATGTCCACAACACCACAGTTCCCACCGACTACATCATTGACCTCGCCCTCCCCGCTGACGGTGAAGCACACGACGCAGACCCCGCCACAACGGAGGTTCTGGAGTGATGCGCACCGCTTCCGTCTTTTTGTCGGTGGTCGTGGCAGCGGTAAGACGAGAGCCGGTGCGGTGGAGGTGCTCCGTCAACCGCCGGGTACGACGTCGCTCATCATCGCACCAACGTATCCCATGCTCAGACTCGGTGCTATGGAAACCATCCTCGCACTAGTCGCACAGATGGGGGTGGCGGTATCATGGAACAAGTCGGACATGGAGCTGAAATTGCTGGGCGACCGTCGCATCATCTTCCGCAGTGCCGACAACCCCGACCGACTGCGTGGCGCCAACGTCGGTTTTTTGTGGCTCGACGAGGCAGCGCTGATGAATGAAGAGATATGGCCCATCGCCATCGCCACGCTTCGGCATCGTCCCGGTTGTGCCATTGCAACAACGACGCCACGGGGCAAGAATTGGCTCTACACATTGTGGACAGATGGTGGAGAGGACTACAGCATCATTGAGAGCGCAACGACGGACAACACGTATTTGCCAGCGCACTTCGTGGCCACGCTCAAGCAGAGCATGACCTCGGAGATGTATGCGCAGGAGGTGCAGGGTCACTTCATTGATCCGCTTGGCTCACTGTTCCAGCGCCATTGGTTCAGCGTCGTCCCCACCGCACCGCAGGGCCTCGCATGGTCGCGGTACTGGGACCTCGCCGCCTCAACCAAGCAGAGCGCCGACTACAGCGCGAGTGTGCGGTGCGCCATGCATGACGGTGTGCTGTACATCGCCGACGGCATCAAGCTGAAAGCAGAGTGGCCCGATGTCCGCAAAGTGATTGTCGCCACGGCGCTGAACGAGCGTGGCACAGTGCTCGGCATCGAGGAGGCACTGCATGGCCTCGCCGCTGTGCAGGAACTGCGCCGCATGCCCGAGCTTGCATCGACCACGCTGCGCGGCATCAAGGTGGACAGAGACAAGACCAGCCGCGCGATGCCATGGGCGGCGCGTGCCGAAGCAGGGGCGGTGCGCATCGTGGCCGGAAGCTGGGTCAAAGATTTCATCGACGAAGTGGTGTCGTTCCCGAGCGCACCACATGACGACTACGTGGACGCCGCAAGCGGTGCCGTGGCGATGGTCGCACGGCCCAAGATTCAATGGGAGATACTATGACACTGAATTCTTTTCCCGCATGGTTCGAGCAACTCCGCCGTGGCGGCCGCATTGCTACGACTGCGGATGCCTACGGCGTGTCACCACTGCTGTACCGTGCTACCAATCTTCGTGCCGATGCACTCAGCTCAATTCCCTACCGACTGACGTACAACGATGTTGAGCAGGATTGGCCATTTGCACAAAGCTTTCCTCAACTGCTCAAGGACATCGAGCGGTCACTGTGCTTGACGGGTGGGGCATATCTCTACAAAATCTACAAGGGTAAACGCCTTGCAGGATTTGTTCCACTCAATCCCACGACGATGAACGTCACCCTCATGACGGACAAAGCGACGCTTGAAAATCCCCTGCTTGGAGCATCGTTTGTGCAGAGCATTAACGGGAAATCCTACGGGCCATGGACGGTGAACGAGGTCGTCTATTTTCGTGAGCCCAGCTACCTCGACGACATCGGGCCGGGCATTGCCCCGGCGCATGTAGCACTGAGCAACGCAAAGCTGGAGCACTACCTGTCCCGCTTTGCCTCGGCGTTTTTCGAAGGCGGCGCACAGCCCGTCACCATTATGAACCTGCCCGAGCACATGGACGAAGCGGAGTTCCAGCGCTTCCGCACGGAAATGCGCTCAACCATCGGCGGCGGGATTATCAACGCCTTCAAAATGATTTTTATGCGGGCTCCGGACATCAAGATTGAGCAACTCACGCCGCCGCTCAACTCCCTGCAGATGCCCGAGCTATACGAGCGGGTCATTACCAGCGTAGGCATGGCGTATGGCGTACCGCGCACCATGCTCGAGGCGTCGGCGGCCAACTATGCAACGGCAGAGTCTGACCGGCAAAGCTTCTGGCGAGAAACCATCATCCCGCGTCTCAGCCTGTACGAAGCGGTACTGAATACGCAAATATTTGCTCCGCTTGGCTGGGAAATCAGCTTTCAGCCGGAGATGCTCGACGTGATGCAGGTGGACGAGGCAAGCCGTGCCGGATCACTGCTCCAACTTGTCCAAGCTGGCGTGCCACTGCGTGGGGCGATGACCATCCTTGGCTACGATATGATTGAGGAGGCGCTTGGACCAGAGCCCGTAGCAGAGCCGACGCCATCGGCACTGCCTGAACCACCAGAGCCGGCACTGCCTGACCCTGCCACCGATGCGCCAAGCGATGCGGCGACTATGCGCTCAGCAGAGTTTGAGCTTCTCGCTAAAAAGTTAGAACGACGCATCAAAGCGGGCAAGTCTTTGCAATGCAGTTTCAAAAGCGAAATCCTCAGCGATGACGACATTGCCAGCGTGATGGAGCGGCTCAGCGACGGCATGAGCGTGGCCGATGTGCACACAGTGGTCGACGCAGTCAAAGCAGAGGACCTCACCCCAGAGGAGAAAAACATTTTTGACCGCCTCATCGGGCCACTCACCGCACGAGGTGAGCGCTGGGCACGGCGCATCATGCGAGGCGAGGACATCAGCGACGCCGAGGGCAAGGTCAGCGACATCACCGCCCCCGTACTCAGCGATGAGCTGGGCAGGGTGATGGGTGGACGCATCGATAGACTGGGCACGCAGTTTCAGCCCATCGACCCAACCGAAGCGAGTGACATCGTGCAAGATTGGCTGTTTGAGTACGTCCCCGAGCGCAATCGGCAGCTCGATGCGTCGACCATCTCTGTACTCAAGCGCGCCATCGCCGCCTACCGCACCACGCCAGGCATGACGATACAGGACGTCATGCGCAAGGTTGCCCCAGCGACGGATCGGGCTCGGGCTCGAAGCATCGCCATCACCGAGGTGACCCGTGCGGCGGCGCAGGCTGAGGTTGACTACCAGCGATACCTCGCAGGTAAGGGCATCATGATGGAGCGCACATGGATTACCAACGTTGACGAAAAAGTGTGTCCGACGTGTGGACCACTGCACAACCTCGTCGAGGACGAAGTCACCTCCACGTATCCGCAGGGCTGGGTGATGGAGTATCCCGAGGGTCCACCAGCGCATACTAACTGCCGATGCAGTACCGCACTCACGGTGGTGCGCCGATGATGAGTGTAGAGATGACAAAACTCGGCATCGATTTATCCAAAGCCATCGGTGACGTCGTGACATCAGTCAGCCTCGCCTACGCCAAGGAGGTGCAGGGCAGACTACAGAAGGCAACGCCGCCAAAGCCCAAGCGTGGCTCAATGGTATGGAAGAGTGAAAAACAGCGACGCTTTGTCATGGCGATGATAGCGCAGAAAAAAATTAAAGTGCCTTACGAGCGCGGCCAGGGCAATGGGCTTCGGGGCAGTCAGTCGCTCAACCGCGGTTACCGCGTCGACAAGGAGGGGCTCGAAGCAGTGCTCTACAATGCGGCTGCGTATGCGCCCTATGTCGTCGGTGACCAGCAGGCACAGATACACCGAGACCGCTGGGCGACGGCGATGCAGGTAGCCGCCGACATCGCACGAGACGGCACACTCGATCAGGTTACACAGGATGCGATACGGAAAGCGGGGCTTGCATGACAACCAAAGCCGAAAGCGATACCCACACCCCGCCACAAGCCGTGGCCGACAATGCGCGCATGGCTCTCGAAGTGCGAGCAGAGAAGCCACCGAGTCAGCGAGGCATGACCCCAGTGGGCCTTGCTCGAGCACGGCAACTCGCAAATCGTCAGCCGGTGAGCGTCGCTACACTCCGGCGCATGGCGTCCTACTTTGCCCGCCATGAGGTGGACAAGCAGGGGGCGACGTGGGATGAGCAGGGGCCGGGTTGGCAGGCATGGATGGGCTGGGGAGGTGATGAGGGCTGGGCATGGGCTCGGCGCATCATCGAATCGGAAGACACGAAGGCATTTGACGACCCCCATATAATGGAAGTAGGAGGACAAGCGATGGAAGACACGGTCAAAACACTGCCCACAGCGGTGAAAGCGATTGGTGAATACACGGTCAAGGGAAAGGGCATTGTGTTCGGCGGCTTCGACCTCACCGAAGACACATTCACTGCCGACACCGACCTCGGCGGATCACGTCCATTTGAGGGCATGCCCGTTTTTTATGACCACGCCATGGGCGGCATCAAGTCGCAAATCGGCACGGTCAAAGCGTGGGTACCCACCGATGACGGCATCGATGTAGAGATTGAGTTGGACCGCCGTCACCAGTACGCCAGCGAGGTCATGAAACTCGTTGAAGCCGGCGCACTCGGACTCAGCACCGGCGCCGTGTCACACCTTGTTGTCCGTGAGCCGGTCAAGGGCGGCTACGAAATCAAGCGCTGGCACGTCGCTGAAATCAGCTTAACACCCACACCAGCCGAGCCCCGCACAACCACCGAAGTCAAGAGCGAAGAGGTCGCACCTGCGAGCATGGCTGCAGATGAGACATTGCCTGACGATACAGAGATCACATCAGAGACGACCGAAGAGGTCACCGAATCACCATCAGAGGAGACGAAAGCCATGCCAGAAGGCATCATCGACAACGCTCGCAACGACGAGCCACAGGTAAAGGCGGCATTGCCTGCCGCTCCGTCCGAGAATCCGTTCGACAGCAACGAGTACCACCGCGCCTACAAGCGCTTCATCGATGTCAAGAACCCCATCGAGAAGGCGGACGACAGCTACGAAGTACACCAAGTACTGCGCAACGCCACCAAGGCCTACGCCGTCAAGACGCAGACCGAGGGCGCCAACAACGACGGTGGTTTCACCGTGCCAACCGCAGTCAACCGCTCGGTGGTGGCACGACGTGATGAGTCGAGCTTGCTTGGCAAGTTCCGATTTCAGCGCGTGACGACTGACACCTGGAAGGTCGTCGTGCCTGCACAGAGCACCAAGGCCACGGCCGCCATCGTCGGCGAAGGCGTCACTGCCACCGCCAGCGAGCCCAACATTGCCAACACCAAGACCATCCAGCTCTACAAAGACACCTTGGAGTTTGCCATCACCGAGGAGTTGCTCGCCGACACTGCCAGCAACTACGAGGAGTTTCTCATGAACGAGATTGCCCGCGCCATGGCGGTGAGCGTCAACACGTTCATCATCAAGGGCACGGGGAGCTCACAGCCCTACGGCATCTATGCCCGCGTGACCAACGACATCGCCCTCGGCGCCACCACGGCGACCTCGGCGCAGATTCTCAGCGTGAGCACGGGTATCAACGGTGAGTACATGACCGACGGTGAAACCGGCTGGATTATGCGCAATGCAACCTGGGGTGTTGCACGTGGTCTTGACCTCGCCAACACGGGCATGCTCCTGACCAGCATGGAGGGCGGCGTGCGACGCATCGAGTCATGGCCAGTCGCGTTGAGTGAGCAGGTGGATGCCTACGGCACCAGCACCAACGAGCCACTCATCTTCGGTAACTTCAGCTACTACGCCTTCGCCGAGCGCACCGCTGGGGTGCAAATTGAGCGTGACTACAATCCCCGCACGGGCGTCACGTACATGATCGCCAAGTGGCGCTTCGGTGGCGATGTCACTCAGCCTGAGGCGTTCGCTATCGGCAAGCACGCCTAATATCACACTGGGGAGTACTGATGGATCCGTCAGTGCTCCCCACTGGAGCGTTATGAGAATTATGTTGTTATACGCCATGGCCGCATTGGGACACGCAGGAGAGCTCATCATCCATGCACCGGGCGACATCATCGAGCTGAGTGAAGGCGAAGCGCAAACGCTGATTGCACAGGGCCAAGCGATTCTGATTGAGGAGCCCGACCCCGACCCCGTCCCAGCAAAGCGTACGACAAAAAAGGTGATTTAAATGGCATACTTCACGACGGCAGAGCTAAAGGCGTACCTGGGCATCACGTCGTCGTCGGATGATGCCGAGCTGGCACATATCCCCGACCGTGTCACGGCGGCGATTGACAGCTACTGCCACCGCCACTTCGAGCCCGAAGCCGAGCACGGCCCTGCTGCGAGTCACACGCACCATTTCACCGCACTGCTGACCGTGGATGGCGGCGATTTGCTCGACTGGCGCACACTCAATCTGAACCACGACCTGGCAGAACTCACGAGCATCACCAACGGCGACGGCACCGCCATTTCTGCGAGTGATGTGGTTCTGCTTCCGCTCAACGTGAAGCCGACCAATTTCATCCGCATTAAGAGCGGGATCAATACGACGTGGACGTACACCACCTCGCCAGAAGCGGCGATTGCCGTCGCTGGCAAGTGGAGTTACAGCACCGACGTACCAGACGATGTCAAAGCAGCGGCACTTCGTTGGGGGGCGCACCTCTACCGGCTTCGCACGGGCGCAACATCTGTCCCTGCTGACATCACGGTGAGTGCCGACGGCAGCGCCTTTGCATCGAACCGCATTCCGAGCGACGTAGCACAGATGCTCAAGCCGTACATTCGGAGGTCATAGTATGGCAAGTAACCTTGACAGCATCTTGGACGCACTGCAGGCCATGACCATCACGGGGTACAGCTACACCGTCCTGCGAGGAGCGACGCTGAAGAACGTGGTCGACATCGCCACCACGCCGTGCCGAGTGATTAGCGCCATTGGGGTGCAGTCATCTCGCACGCAACGCCAGACCTATGGCGGCGGTAGTGTGATGCGCACCGAGTGGACAATCCAAGACGTCGCGCTTATCCGCTCTGCATCGCTGGGCATTGGCCTCATGGACATTGCGCCGACGATTGAGGGATACCTTGCGGCGTACCATGAAGCGGTGCGCACGGTGTACGACGGGAATTCTCATTGGTCCGTCACTGATGTGGCACTGCGCAGCCAAGTGCTGGAGTGGCCAGCAGCGTCGGGCACGTTCTTTGACGCCGTGGTGGCAACGCTCACCGTGGCAGACATTATTCAGTAAGGAGACACAGCATGGCACAGACCACTGACGCCATTACCGGACAAGCGACGGCGGTGAGCATCAAAGTCGCTGACGGGTCATACGTCGACATCAGCGGATCAACGCAGAGCGTCGACACCCCCACGGCTAGCAAGATGATTGGTGAGGGCTTCACCTATGACGGCACCTCAGCCTTTTTCCTCGTAGGCAAAAACGAATCCATCGACATCACCGTCAACGTGGTCTACACCGAGACCGCAGGCGAAGCATTTCTGACCGCCGCCGCCGCATACGAAGCTGGCAGTTCAGTGCAGCTCAAGTGGGTCCCCAAGACTGGTGGACAAACCTATGAGAGCATTACCGGTGGCAAGATTTCCAGCATCGTCTATCCTGCTGGCAGTGCTGATAGTGCAGGGCCACTCATGGCCGCCATCACGGTGCGCTGTGGTGGTATCACTCGCACAGCGCCAGGCTCATAGTAGGGCAGGGCGGTGCGCTTGGGATGCCGTACCGCCCAGCCAACACTTTTGCATCCCGTACCTAGGAGCATCCCAATGTCAAGCATTACTGAGTACACCGTCAACCCCGACCACATCTATCTCGACGACATCGCTGAGCTAAGCGAAGCACTAAAGAGCACGGACTTTGCCCGCATGAACGCCGTGCTTGTCCGCTGTGTGACCGACATCGATGGCAACCCCGTCAAGCGCATCAAGGCGACGCATGCGGTCAAGTTAGCACGGCGCATCGTTGAGGCGATCACGGAGCAAGACGCGGGAAACTGAGGACGGCGGTGCTGGAGCATCTGTGGACATCGGGTCCCATGCCGCTGGAGTACCTTGAGCTGGTGCTGTGTCGCGATGTCTACCACTGTCCGCCGTCCCAGCTTCCGCCGTGGCATCGCATCAAAAAGCACTTGGCCATCATGGAGGTCGAGGCGCAGGTTCAGAAGGCACGGAGTCAGATGAAGGGTAAGAGATAATGGCCGAAACCGTCGTAATTCGATTTCGAGGCGATGATGATGTGTCAGATGTCGCCAGCAAAATCGAAGACAAAATCGCCGATGTCGGGAAAGCCGCTGACGATACCAGCGGCCGCTTTGGATCACTCAAAGAAGTCGGCATCGGCGCACTGCGTGGCATCGGTGAGATAGCGCTTGATGTAGCGAAAAACTCTCTTGGTGGCATCGTCGACTTTTTCAAGACTTCGGTGCAGGGCAGTGCGGACTATCAAAAAGCCTTCGCTCAGACTGAAGCCGTGTTCAAGTCGACTGGCGGCGCAGTCGGTGTCACCACCGATGAGCTGCAGAACCTCGCACGCAACCTGTCCGCCGTCGAGGGGGCAAGTCTTTTTTCAGATGACCAAATCCTTGGCGCGCAAAACGTGCTGATGACGTTCACCAATATCCGGGACCTCGAGTTTGCCGACGCCACGGCGGCGGTAACTGACCTCAGCCAGGCAATGGGCCAAGACCTGCAGAGCTCGGCGGTGCAGATTGGTAAAGCACTCAATGACCCTGCGGAGGGTATCACGGCTTTGACCCGTGTCGGCGTGTCGTTCACGGACGAGCAGAAAGACATGGTGAAGACGCTCGTGGAGACGGGGAAAACCGCTGAAGCCCAGCGCCTCATCCTCGGCGAGCTCGAGCGGCAATTCGGTGGCAGTGCGGCGGCGGCGGCGAACACGTTTAGCGGGCAGTTCATCGTCATGCAGGAGAAAATCGAGGATGCGAAGGGCGCCATCGGCGACGCATTGCTGCCACTTCTCTCAGAGATGGTCAGCATTTTTGGCGAGCATATCCTGCCCGTCATCCAAGACGTCACCGCACGGATTGGCGAGTTTTTTCAGGGCATCAGCGACAATGGCGGTGTAGTGGCGACGTTGGACGGCATCAAGCAGAGCATCATGGGCTTTATCGAGTCACAACCCGTCCTGCAGAAACTCATTGAGCTGGGCACCAAAGTGTGGGAGACGCTGACAAGCCTCTTCGCTGACACGATGGAGCTGGCCAGTGATCCAGCGGTGCAGAATTGGCTTGGGCAGGTGGCCGAGGTATTGCAAGGTGTATTCATCGTCGCACTCGATGCGGTCATCCTTGCCCTCGATGTCCTGCGCATCGCCTTCGGGCTTATCGTCGACGGCATCAAGATTTTTGCTGAGGCCATGACCCCAATTTTTAACTACGTCTATCCCAAGATGGTCGAGGCGCTCAATGCCATCTCCGCCTTACTCCGCGGCGACTTTAGCACGGCATGGAATACCATCAAGAACTTGGTGCTGGGCATCTGGAGCGACATCAAGACCACGGTGGAGAACGTCGTCAAGGAGATTTCAACCCGTGTCGGCACGTTCATCGACGAAACCATCGGCAAGGCCAAAGACCTTGGCCGTGACATCGTTGCAGGCATTACCGAGGGCATCAACAACGCCAAGAACCGTGTTCGTGAGGCACTGATGAGCGCTATCAAGTCGGGCATCGATGCGGTCAAAAGCTTCCTCGGCATTGCCTCGCCCAGTCGCATGATGGCGCAAATCATTGGCCAGCCCATCGCGCAGGGCATCGCCGCTGGCATCGTGAGCGGTGTGCCCGATATCCAGCGTGCGCTCAACGTCGCCGTCAGCAGTGCGACGGGTGCGCCGACGCAGACCGTGCAGAATTTTTACCTCACCGCAAACTACCAAACCGCACAAAGCCAATCCAGCTTGACCGCTGACCTCAGGGCCATGCAGTTGCTGGCAGGAGGCGTCGCATAATGGCATACTCAATCACCTACACCACAGGCGGAACGACCTACAACCTGAACGGCACCAACGCATCGCTGGGCGGATTACGACTGCGCTACCTCGGCGACCAGGGCTTTGGCCTCGCTCCACTGCATCGCATCACCCAGCGTGGTCCACTGCAGCACGGTGACAGCGACGTTGATTTCCGCCTCGATCCGCGCATCCTACAACTGCCCCTCGTGGTCGAGGCATCGACCATCGAGGCGGGCTACAGCGCACGCGAGGCGCTGACACGCATTTTCAGCCCCGCATCGGGCGGCGGTATCCTACGCATCACTACCGATGCCTATGACCGTGCCATCGAGTGCCGAACGCTGGGCGGGCTTGAGTTTAATGTGGAGCAGGGCACGGGCTATCATATCCGCACCGTCGCACAGTTGAGGGCATCGGACCCCACGTGGTACGATCCCACACCCGTCAGTGGTGGCGCAACGCCAGCGGTGGAGGGCACACCCACCCCAGTGCCGCTACTCATCCCGTGGACGGTGGGGGCATCGAACATCAACTCGACCATCCCCATTACCAACGCTGGCACGTGGCGTGCCTTCCCCATCATCACGGCGGTGGGGCCCATCACCGATTTGATTATGACCAACACGACGACGGGTGATAAAATCGAGGTAGACGGCACCATCCCCAACGGCGACACGTGGGTCTTTGACCTCAGCTACGGGCGCAAGACGGTGGTTGACCAGACTGGTGCAAATAAAATCACCGCCATCACCGCCGACTCATCGCTGGCAACGTGGTCACTCGAGCCTGGCGCAAACAGCATTACCGTGACGGGATCATCGCCAGGCGCATCATCCGCCGTCAGCATCGTCTACTACACAAGATACATAGGAGTGTGACATGGCAGAGCAAAGTATGTTTTGGCCCACGACGGGCACGGGCGACGGCATCAGCGGTGGCTACACCTCCGACCGCCTCGCCAGCATCTGGAAATCGGTGCTCGGCGACGGGCTACTGAAGTACCTCAACGACCTCGAGGCGACGGGTAGTAGCACCACGCTGTCTATCAATACGGGTGCGGCGCTCATCAACGGTTACCTGTATGAAAATACCTCGTCCGCATCGATTGCCACGTCAACGCTGGGCACGGGGTCATACGGGCTATACCTCATTGCCAACGAGTCGGCTTCAGCGCTCGCCGTGTCCCGCTCAGTGGCTGGCACCACCGTGGCATCAAAGACCGTGCGCCTTGCACTGAACCTCACCACGCCGACCCAGCCCTACATCAAGCTGGCAGTGGTGGGCATCACGTCAGGCACCATCACGGGCATATCGACCACGTCCGTCACCAATCGCTGGGCGGTGTCCCGCTCGACATTGCCGTATAACTATGCCAACATGTACATTTCGTCGATGTCTATCACTACGAGTACCGACACCACCATCGCAGGCACGGGGGCGGTGTCGGAGCAGAGTAGTGACTATGTCAAGGTCGATGTGACTACTGGAAATGTCACGTTTTTGCAGGCTGGCACCTATGCTATCCAAGTAACAGCAGTATGGGATACCAACACCACTAACCGACGACGTCTTACGGTTAATAGCCTGCGAGGCAGTCAGCTGACGGCGACGAGTTTTATCACCGCCGCATTTTCACAGCATGTGTACACCGAGTACTACAGTACGAGCGCTGGAGACGTCATCCAGTGCCAGATTTGGCAGGATAGTGGCGCGACTCGCACGGCGACGTCAGTCAACGTTGACATCGTGAAGCTCTGATGGCAGTACAGTACACCGTCATCACCTATGACAGCGCAGGCGCACGCACCTCCTACGTGAGCGACGTGCTCGACATCGTCATCAGCAGGGCGGTCAACGGCGTGGACATGGCACGCATCACGGTGG